TTTTATACTTTATGGTAACTTGTTCACACAGGATGGGGTAGTCCTAGGACTAACCTTGATCGACCCGCAGCTACTGTAACAACTGGTATCAGAAAAAAAATGGCAAAAAAAATGGGAGACCCGAAGGCCCCCCAAGATGTTAGTGCAATGTAACCGAAACAATTATGGTCAATAGTATTCCTGCGACCATACCGAGTAGCAATGTATTTATAACGTCTGCCATATTAATTCCCCTAGAAAGTAGGGGAGGTCCGAAGACCTCCCCAAGATGTTATTTATTCAATTGAACCAGAAGTTTTTCCAGTGTCGCTTTGACGTCGTTATGTTTAAACGTCGTTTCACCGTGCTTGTCCATGTCGTACTGGCCTAACCGATAGTGCGCCAGCTCAACACCCTTTATTAAACGTTCGGTAAAGGTGAGTGATACCGCTTCGCCTTTGTTCTGGTGCTTATCCAATGCCTTGGATAGTTTGGACATGCGACTTCCCACAGTCTTGATCAGGCTTGATTTAAGTTTCGTATCTGCTTCACTCAGCCCCACCTCTGTTGTCCAGACGTGTGCAGCGCGGGAACCCTTGGACGTAACCAATGCCATGCGGCATACGGTAGCGTGTTCGTTATACGTGCCATCCTCCAGCTTTGTATTGAAACCGGGTACTGCGCCATCAGCTGTTAACCTGTCGAGTAGCAGTGTGAAGTTAGTCTCTTTGGATTTGACTGCAGCGTCAGACTTCTTCTCACTACTGAATGCGGCAGTAGCGATCTGCTCAAGCGTCACTTCTTCTGGCGCTTCATTGTGTCCGATTACTGGTGTGTTTGCTTTCGTCATAACTAGTCTCCTGTAATGCCAGACCATCATTGGCTGAACTGAATAGATAGTAACATCTTTCCACCTGTCATCAATAGTCTAGACGTTAGCAGATGGATTTAATTGTGGTTAGTCGTATTATTTGGTTAGTCCTAGGACTACCCGGAAAACGCATATATGTTGACCCTACCCCGCCCCCATGACCCCTTACTGCATTAGGAGTCCCGCCCTGCTCCTATAAATACTAATCCACACGAAAATTCTTCATTTTTTTGAGATCGGTTATTTCTTGTATGCGAGGCCGTATCTCTACCTCGCGAGTTTTTATATCCACGTAGGCTATCCTTACGCCCAGTAATTTTTGTTCTTTGGTGAGGTTTCGGTATATTGGCTGTAGACCTACTCGGCCTTTTAGTTTTCTTTTCGATGTAGCTTTTGCATCTAGCAGGTAGGTATTCCCGGTTTGGCTAGATATAACTACTATATCTATAGGTCCAAATCCTGCTAATGGTCTGAATACGTAGAACCTGTATCGTAAAAAATATTCTGTCAGGATAGTTTCTGAAATTTGACCCTTAATATGTTTTACATACATATATAGAACACCCCCCCTATAGGAGTCCCAAACCGCTTGTGCCAAAAATTTTTATTTGGTAGTATCCCGTAACGGTTAGTAACCTGCGAGAGAATATAGTGACTTTAGTTGTGAATCCCGAGTTAGGGGTACCATTACCGTCTGATACGTCGTATGTAGATCTAAAGGATCGTGCGGCACATGCTTGTAATACTGCATTAAAACTATCTGAGCACGGGTTAGACATAGACCCTACCGTAGAAGATAAAGACGTAGCTGCCAAGTTAGCTCTGTCCTACGCAGATAATCCTGATAAAACCTCCAAGAAAGTGACAGCTAAGAAGGCAGCAACCTTAACCCCTGCTTCTTTACTTATGACTAATAGTATATTGCAGGAGTTTGGGCAGTCTGTTGCAGAAAACGCAGCACAGATAAGGCACCTAGTTACCAATAAGCTTGTTCTGGAGACTGATAACCCTGATGCCCGCGTGCGTATACGTGCGTTAGAGCTACTAGGTAAGATTTCAGATGTAGGGCTGTTCTCTGAAAAGACCGAAATTACTGTAATGCATCAATCTACAGATGATTTAAGGGATAAATTACGCGCAAAACTAGCAAAACTAGTAAATCCTGAAGATGATGACGATGCAGTTATACTAGATGGTGAGGTTATTGACGTAGACGCCGAGTTGGGTTTGGATAGTGAGGTAAAAGAGAGTGCTGGAGAGTAGTGTCTCTGAATTTACTGAGGATGAGGTCCAGGTAATGCTGGATAACCTCGATCAGTACACTCCGAAAGAGCTGGAAGAGATAGATACTCTCGTAGATGAGCTTGCTACACGCAAATACAACCTAGAAGCGTATAAAGATTTGATCGCATTCTGCAAACACATGCAGTCTGACTACACAGTAGGTAAACATCACCGCATGTTGGCCGATATGCTGATGGATATAGAGCAGGGGAACAAGGATCGTATATGTGTTAACATACCTCCCCGACACGGTAAGTCCCAATTAGTCTCAATTATGTTCCCAGCGTGGTATTTAGGTCGAAATCCAAACAAAAAAGTGATGATGGTGTCCCATACTACCGATTTGGCGGTAGATTTTGGGCGTAAAGTACGTAATATGATAGCTACAGACGACTATAGGGCCATTTTCCCTACTGTTTCGTTGGCAATTGACTCAAAATCCGCTGGCAGGTGGAATACAAGTGTAGGTGGAGAGTATTACGCGTGTGGTATTGGTTCTTCTATAGCGGGGCGCGGTGCGGATCTCTTACTGATCGACGACCCTCACTCCGAGCAAGACGTTATAAATGGAAATTTCGACGTTTTTGCAAAAGCGTACGAGTGGTTTACCTACGGTGCTCGAACGCGCTTAATGCCGGGTGGAAGCGTTGCAATCGTACAGACTAGATGGCACATGGATGACCTGACAGGGCGTGTTGTGAATGATATGTCCCATAATACAGGGGCAGATCAGTACGATATAGTGGAATTTCCCGCAATATTGGAGATAGCTAAGAAAGAAGGGTCTGGATACACCGAAAAACCTCTATGGCCTGAGTTTTTTGATCTTAAAGCACTACATCGTACCAAAGCTTCAATGCCCGCGTTTCAGTGGAACGCTCAGTATCAACAAGAACCCACCGCAGAAGAAGCTTCTATTATAAAGAGGGATTGGTGGCAGCAGTGGGGAGATGAATCTGCGCCTAATTGTGAATACATTATAATGTCACTAGATGCGGCGGCAGAATCACACAACCGAGCCGACTTTACCGCCCTTACGACGTGGGGTGTCTTCTTATATGAGCCTACTGGCGCTCACAACATAATCCTGTTAAACAGCATAAAGCGACGTATGGAGTTTCCTGAGTTAAAAGAGATGGCGATGGAAGAGTATTCCAGTTGGGACCCGGACGCTTTTATTGTAGAGAAGAAAAGTTCTGGTACAGCGTTGTATCAGGAGATGCGCAGGATGGGACTACCTGTACAGGAGTATACACCGCACAGGGGTTCAGGGGATAAGTTAGCCCGGTTAAACTCTGTGTCTGATATTGTAGCTTCTGAGTTAGTGTGGGTTCCCTCGACACGGTGGGCTGAAGAGCTTGTAGAGGAGGTAGCGGGGTTCCCGTTTATGAGCCATGATGATCTGGTTGACTCTACTATTATGGCTCTTATGCGGTTCCGCCAAGGCGGATTCATACGCCTACCTACAGATGAACCTGAAGAACAACGTTTCTTTAAATATCGTCAAGGCGGGTACTATTAAGATGGCTGAAGATAAGGTTTTACATGGAAAGGCGGCTATAGCCGCTGTAGAGAAGGTAGAAGGTAAACTTACCCCTATACAACGCCATGTTATATCTTTAGAGGGCTATTCCACGAATGATTATGAGGACATGAAAGGGGTACCCACTGGGGGTGTAGGTCAAACTGGACCCCATAAGGGTAAACCCTTTAAGGAAGTTTTTGCTATAGTTGAAGAGCAAGTAAGAGATATAATTTCTGGGTATGATTTACTACCATTATATCTCCAAAAAGAACTCGTACAGTCGGCATATCGCGGAGATTTAGGGCTTAGTCCTTTAACAGTTAAGCTATTTAACGAGGGCAGTCTTTTAGCTGCGTCCAAAGAGTTTCTAAGACATAGTGAGTACGTTTCCGAGAAAGCGAAAGAAAAAGACGGGAAGACAAGTCATATCGCAGGAAGAATAAAAGCAACTAGCGATGCTATTGTACAATATTCAGTGAAAATGAAGCCAAGGAATTAGATTATGGCTATTGAAAAAGCGTTAAGTCCTTTACCTGAGAATATGCAAGCCGAAGGCGCTGAAGTAGATCTTGAGATTGAGGTTATCAATCCTGAG